CCGTCAATGTAAATAACATCAGATTCGGTAATGTTTAAGTTATCCGAATTAATCACCGTTACATTTGTCAATCCTGACGCAACCGTTACGTTATCACTACCTAATATCGTAATGTTCGACGTTCCTGCTCCAACTCTATTGCCTTCACCACCTACGGTTGTTCCGGTGCTATCTTCTGCAACGTAATTACCGCGTCCCGTATTTGTAGCATTTGACACAACAGCCGTGCCACCTACATCGCCATTCCAATTGAATGAAGGTGCAGGTAAACCACCCAACTGACCACCGTATGTAAAGTCTATTGATTTTGTCTCAGGTGTAAATGGTATGCCTGTTATCAACTTGAGTAATTCGATCTTTGTGGACTTTTCCTGTAAGGGGTCGAAATCGACCACTTTGTGTAATCGGTAATTATGCCCGTCGATGTGTACAATGTTCTTGAATGATAACTGCAAAATGTCAATAGGACGTAACCAAGCGTACAAAGTAACTAACTTACTATTAGCGTTGGTTATTTCGTCCATGTACAATTTGTGATACGCATTATAAACGTTGTTATCGGTGTATTGGGTTGCGCCTTGTGGATTAGTGTAATAAATCTCACGAGGGAAAAATACGTTAACGTCTAATGTAGGCGTATACGGATTGTCGACGTGTCCGGCATACGGGTAAGTTGTTTCTGTAAAGTTACCCGATACCGTTTGATAAGTCCATGCAGACGAAGTGTTAAAAGTACCTGACCAATACACGATGCGCATCTTTGACTTCATCGGTGTACGCACTCCATTGCTATCTGACTGATAAATGTGCGGAATGATGCGATCATGAGCGGTGCTACCAACAAGCACTGCAGGTGCGAATCCCGTCTCAATAACTTTCGTGTTCTTGATGAAGTCGTTTGTTACGTCCAACTCTTTTTGCCCGTATGTCTTACCCCACTTGTCTTTATAAAACTTATTACGGTAGTCGTTATCGTCAGCATCTTTGACAACGTACCGGATAGCATCCAATAATCCCATCGGTGTAATGGTGACAGGCTTTGACACGTCAACTTTTGTAGTCCAATCAACAGGCGTTCCACTTCCGTAGAAGTCGTTAGCCGTTTCAACGTAAATCTTTTTGTCGTTGGTCTTGTCAGGCTCAACCATTAAATTGTAACGCAAGATTAACCACTTTAAAAAATCCGCTTGTCGAACGTCAACAGGTAACGCTGCATTCATGTTCACAGTGCTGTTTTCAACCACCGCAGGATTGTTGCGTGTGTTCTTTACGGTTAAACCAGATGCTACATAAAAACTTACGGTTGCTGTTGTACTATACGTAAATATCGATCCCCCAATTCTAAATGTAACAGTATCACCAACGTTTAATAAAATTGAAGGTGATGTGAACGTGTAGTTGTTTGTTGCTATTCCCCATGACGGTATAGCTCCATAATCTATAAGTCCTGTTTGTGTTGTGTTTATAAAAGCAGCATTGGTATTTACTATACAAGTCCAAAGTATATTTGCATCTGGATTAGCGGTGTTTGCTCCTGTATTAATAAGTCCAACGTTTCCTGTAATTACAAATTCGTGCCATCCAGATTCCGCAGCCGTAAACGTGTAAGTAACAGGATCGTATTGGTTGCTTGGATCGGTAACCTCGACGTTAAATGGAAAAGCATTACCAAAAGTAGCACTACCGCTCAACGCCACATTAGTACGTGCGCTGAACAAGCTATTTGCAACACCAGAAGCGGATAATGTTAACTTATCACCCGTGAATGTGATGTACTGCTTTTTGAAGTATGCCGAATCAAAGAATGTCGAATCATATTGATAGCCCACACCCGTTACTATCTTATCTACTAATGACTTTAAACTAATCGAAGGGAAAAAGTCAGTAACCTTCCACGTATTCTCACTCGGAACAGTACCGTAGTTAATCATCGGGTAAACGTAGTTGCCATCATCCGCATCCACGTTAGTCCATGTTGCCTGTTGGTTTGTACGGTTGTAAATGTGATTGTCAGACGAATAATCCAACTCACCCATCTTCTTATCGCCTAAGTCCGTGAAGATATTAGCCAACATCCCGTACAACTCTACGTTGTAATACATCCGCTGCAATCCTTGTTCGTCCCTGTCAATAGAACGTAAACGCATATAACCGCGTAGCTGCTCCATGCCATCCGCGTAAAGTACGAACGGTGCTTTTAAGTTAGGATTAAAGTCAGGCATAAAGTTAACGATGCCCGACGTTTGCGTGTTATAGCCGATCTCAAAGATCGCGTCCAATACTTGACTTAGCACACTATCACAGTATAACTTAACAGAACGCGAAAAAGCACCGTTACGCTTTTCAGGTTCACGAATGTCCGCAATGGCGTAGTTAAGCGATGCATTAACCTCTTGCGATAAGTTAACACGTGTGCCGTTTATGTATAGTTCGGTTTTCATCCGTTTTGCCTTACTTTTTTATTTGCGTATTCAAAAGTCAACTTCAACTCCCACATTCCATCCCAGTTTTGATATTTAGACTCGTAGTTGTTAACCGTGCATATCAAAGGAATGTAAGAACCAGTCGTATACTCATTATAGTACACGTCAGGCGACGCAACCAACTCACCTATCCACTTTGCCGTCTCGTAAACGTTAATCCAGTCAGATGTTACATTAAGCGTGTTTGTAATGCTTGTATAAATCTGTTTTTTTCCTCTATTTGTTGTGTTCTGATTCCACAGGCTGCTAGTTAACTTACCATGATTCTGTTCGATAAATGTGCGCTCGATGTTATTGCTCAACGACCTGCGATACTTAAATGGGTGCATATCATATCCGCCTAATTCATTCAGGAAGTAAACGTTAATAGGCTCTTGTCCCCTTGCTTGGCATTCCCTGTCAAAGAAATACGATGCCGTTCCATTATCCTGAGCATAATTGATTAGTTGCACTTCGTAAGATTCCACGCTGCTATTAATTACGGGCTGCGATCCACTCGCTAAAGTTGAATTGTTTAAGTCAAAAACACCAACACCAACACGCAATAATTTATCTAAATTAATAGACGTACTTGCTTGGTATGGATTCTCGATCAGATAAGTACCTATCGCGCTACCTGCTGAATCGAATGTAGTACACTTTAAATAGTATGCGCTACCTGATGTGTCGTTTATAAAATATAGCCATCTTTGTTCCTCATCGCTTGTGAACTTTTGCCGTTCCGGTTGATTTGTTAATAGCACACCGCTGCTCACCAAGTATGTCGATGATGTATAGCTTTGCAACAACTCCGCGCTTAATGACGCATTCCAAGCGTACTTAACACCAGTTGACGTTACATTTGGATAAGTCGTTACCGTTGTGCCGTATTGCTCACCAAACTCAACCTCATACGCCTTGTAGCTATTTGTGCAACGCTGAAAGCCGTACACCGATGTGTTGAAGTCGGAACTGATGTAGGACTTAATGATAGCGGATATATCCACAACACCGTATCCTGTAATAGGATTAGCATCAAAGGTTAATCGTGTAGAACCTGCAACACCCGACACGTACACGTCAGCAACGTAACGGAAATTAGGTTGTGTTGTGTTAGTAGATGCAATTACGAACCGCATATCATTGTATACGGGTGTCCAGTCTTCTGGTTGATCTGTAATGTTAATAGCCATTAATCTTCAAGTATTTGAGCCACAAACACCTCACCGCTTTCGCTTAGTAATGTTTGCAGCAATTCATTTATGTTTTCCTCTTGCCACACTTCGCTAAAAAATCCTTTGCCTCTGCTAACAAATCCTTTCTTGTGAATCTTTGACGCAATAGCATAGGACAAAGAATCGCGCCATTCTAAAGAACTTTTGAAAGTGCGGTTGTAGTATTTGCCCGTCTTTTTGTTGTATACTTTTTGGCTTAGTTGTGGTGCAATTCCACGTTTACTGATCCACAACAATAGATTCTTACGTACTGATCCATCACCACTTCCTCTTGTTGGTTTACGTCCCTGATCGACATACTTCCAATAGTCGTTCATGGTTATTGTCAACACGTAGCCATCATCTGTACGCTCTACCTGTGGCGTGATGGACTGTGCTAAATCGGAATCACCTAAAAATGGATCTTTCTTTGTAAGGTTGTTCCGGATTTCATTAACGACATTTTGCGCCCATGTTGTAAGGGTGTCGAATACAAAGTCATCGGGATTGCCGCCTGTTACCGCCATGCCTATAAAATTACATGAACGGGTTAACGTTTAGCGTACCTGCATCTTCTGCTTTATTGCCTCCATACGCTCTTTGTGGTCATCCTGCACGTCTTTCATAAGTGCCAAGCGGTTGTACCACTCAATCAGCGTCATATTCCAATACGCATCCTCTTTGGTCTTATCCCCGTTCGTGATCTCGTAGATATTTAGTTGCCATCCCCAATGTTCATGGATGCTAACGCCTTGTTCACCTCCGCCTCCAGTTTGTCGGTTAGTTCCTCCAAATAGGTTGCGATAAGCGGTTCGAGTTTCTTTGATGCCGCGCAAAAAAAAAGCGCGATACCGATTGCTACGTCTGCAGGTAGATGTTTTTTGAATAGTTCGCACTTATCAACAAATGATAGTTGCTTTTTAAATAGCTGCTTACGTTGCTCGGAAAAGATAGCGACGATGTAAGGCAACTTATCGTATAGGTTATCTGCATTTAATCGCAGCATCTTTACATCTTGCTCGTGATGCACTTTGATTGTGTTAACGTTAGGTAAGCAAGTGAATTTATACCCGTTAACCTTAAATGCCGGAATGTAACGCGCTGACGGCTCTACGGATAACAACGCATACAACTGTTTCCGGTATTCGTTAAAGTCTTTAAAGGATAGGTTTGTGAAGTAGTTGTCAGGCTTTCCGTGAATCATGGATAGCAATGCAACATCCTTATCTAATTGCTCTATTTCGTCCTTAGGTTGTACGGCTGCAATGCGGAAAAAGTCGCCTAATTGACCTGCCTTTAATTTTTGATAGTTCATGTTAATATCTGATTGAGAATTGATGTCCTTTACTTTCTTTAAAGCAATTATACGCTATTGCCGTAGCCATTACACCGTCATCGTGGAATCCGTATGGCGCACCGTATTTGATCGTCCTTGACTTAGCGTTGTACTCAAAGGTAAACACATCGAACTCCTTTTGCAACCAGTCAATAGGTAAGAATGTTACCTCACCATTTTGTGTAGCAACCGCCAACTGCTCAATCGCGTCATTCTTTGACTTGCTTGTTGTTACGAACGGCTCTATGTTTTGCGGGTTACGGCATTGCTGCTTTATTTGATCTATTAACGCATCACCGATACTGTTAACCTCGACAAATGCACGTGCGTTAAATTGATTAATTACGGTAGTTATTTCCCGTGTGATATTTGCCCACGTGTTATGTCTCCAGCGATTAATGTACACCTGTTTGCCTTGCTCGTTAAAAATCGACAGTACCGAATAGTCATCCGCCCTACCTAAGTCAACACCTGCAAAGAAACGTGTCCCACCTGCAGCATCTTCCCACTTTGGCGCAAATATTCCCGCACCACCGTCGATAAACTCCGCTAAGTATTCCTGCCTGAATACATGGTCGGGTAATGTCAACCGCGCATCGTCTATTTCTTGTGGATTGATTAACGGGTTATCGTACGAACTCATCCGGAACGATTTGTACTGATCGTTAACCCCTGACAAGTTATACAGGTTATAAAAGTGGTTTTTTCCCTTTGGTGTACTAATCAATAACACCTTGCGACCTTTGACAAGGACAGTAGCACGTAGCACCTCCGTCCATGCTGCTTCGTCCATAAACGCAAACTCATCGCATACAAGGTAATCGAATGTAAAGCCTCGTATGTTGTCGTAACGTTCCGCGCTGAAGAATTGAAGCGAAGATTTGCCGATCTTAATAGTTAACTCCGTTGCATTTTTTTCGATTAGTCCCGTCCCCTCAAATGCCAACACCATTTCCTCAAATACTTTCTTGGACTGCTTGTAAACGGGTGAAATCCACGCGCACTTACATCCGCTATTGTTGAACATCCAATAAAATAGTTGATTCATCGCCAACATCGTTTTACCGAATTGACGACCAATGTTAAGCACGTAGTATTTGTAGTTACTACCGTTTATCGAATCATGAATCTTTTGCTGATTCTGATGCGGACGGTACAACTTCACCGAAAGATGCTTGGACATTAGTTATGTTTTGGTTTTGGGTTACTTCGTCCTTCCAACCGAATTTGTTTTTCAATTTAAATATCGCGCCTTGAGTGGATGCTGCCCACATTAATTTCTTTTCCGTGTCGCCTTCCATGATCGATTCTAATATGTATATAACGTTCGCAAATTCGGGATTATGTTTGTAGTCATGCCACGATGTGCGGTTATGAAATCCTAAGTACAAACGCATATCTGCCTCGGCATATTTACCCTTGTAAACGTCATCTGCCCATTCAAAATAAGATAAACCTGCCGTCAAAAGTTCCTCGGGTGTTTCCCACAAACGCGGTCTGCCTACATTTTTTTTGATTAGCGACCAAATGTTACGTTCTGTAAATCTTCCCTTTTCGTCTCTACCTGTTTCGCTCATATTCTTCTATGTGTTCGTTAATTCGTTCGTATAAATGTCTGATGCAGGATGAACAAGATAGCGATAACAACTCCTTGTATATTTCCATATACACTTGTCGCATCGGTTCACGCGGTGCGGTGCTAACCTCCTGCCCTACTGACTTGAATCGCTTAATAGCGTCCATGTGCGGTGCTAAAAAGTTGTATTGCTGCTCGGTCATCGCTGTAGCTTTTTATGGAACTCCATTCCCAATACGGCAACAAACGAAGCCAACGCGCTCATGAGTATTGTTAGTAGAATGGACTTCATATCACTAAAATTACAGAATAGCGTAATGTTAACGGCTAAGGCTACCCACCACGCCATGCACAACTCGCAGGTAAACGGCTTCATGTGTACTTTGCCGGTATATTTGAGCAGGATTTGAGACGGTATTAACGTCATACCTACAAACCAATACGATGCGATTCCGATCAATGCTGAAATTAATAACTGTTCCATGTTTATTTGTTTTCTATTACGTATGAGAATTTACTAAGGTCTACTGAAGCATCCCACACCCTTTGAATGTGGTACGTCCCATGATAGTTGCTGTTTTCTTTGTCGCTTTCGGTTAGGCAGTATGTTATTAATCGTTTGCGATGTCGACGGCAAAAGTTCATTAGTTCGGTATGCTTGGCAATATCCTCGCATCCTATCTGAACGATTTCTCCTGTAGCTGACTTTATTAGTTCGTAGTTAATCATATTAAAATCCTTGAGAAAGTAAACAAACGGTCTGAGCGTGTGGTAAATGACCAGCGTTGCCATAATAGGCAAAAAATGTAGAATGAGGATGCAAAGGCTTTATTTTTTCTTTGGCTAATAAGACACTCATCACCGACTGATCGTGCCTGTGTCCCTTCACTCGATTGTCTTGACTTACTTGGTTAAATTGATTAGACCAATCACCTTCGTAACAACCTTTAATTTTTGTGGCTTGGTAATATGCATCAAATAATTTTACTGCTTTGTCATTTGTGAAATTGAAGCCCATTAAACAAGCCATAATCATCGGGTGATTAAATGATTCATCTCTACTCATGCCTAAGTTGTTTAAGCATTCGTCC